TTTATTGTTTTTTATTTATTGTTTTTTATTTATTGTTTTTTATTTATTGTTTTTTATTTATTGTTTTTTATTTATTGTTTTTTATTTATTGTTTTTTATTTATTGTTTTTTATTTATTGTTTTTTATATATTATTAATATTAAGGTTTAAAAAAAAGTTATTATTATATTGTAAATATGTCTACAGCAGCGTTAGCTTCAGCACGAAGAAGACGAACAACAAACGAACCACCTGTAGTGTCTCAAAATGTTTCTACAAAAACAACACCACAAGATTCGCCGACTGGTTCAAAACAACCATTACTTCCTCCACAATCATTAACGCCTTTACAAATATTACAACTACACGATAATAAATTGAAAGATTTAGAAACACTTGTCATTGAATTGAATAGTGAAGAGTATATAACAAATGTTGTCGAGGAAAAAATTACTGAGTTGATGTCGGCAAAACTGGCTACTTTTTCTAATGAATTAGATAAAGTTAGGAGTTCCACACCACATTCAAGCACTCATACCGAATCTTTTGAAACAAAATTACAAATGCTTGAAACTAGTATTCATACTAATTCAACTATTCAAAATGTTATGATTGATGAATTTAAAAAAGGAATTCAAGAGAATTTTAATACTTTCAAAGACAACACTATTAAGATGATTGAGTTGGTAAATATCAAAGAAAATCACTCTAGTATTAAACCTGCTAGTTTCGATTTAGAAAAAATTGATACATTAATCAAAGAACTAAATGATTTAAAATTATTGGTAATAAAAAATCAGACGCTTGCTTTAGAAACATGTACTTCTATTATTAATATGAAAGACGAGTTTAAAGCAAGCAACGAAAAGATTGAAGAAATTATTGATAAAATTAGTGATTTAAATAGTGGTCATGGGCAATGTAATGTTGAACAATGTAATCAAATGCCATGTGATCCAACCCAAATGTTTCTACAATCTTTTATGAAAAATAAATTTTTTGGAGAAACAGGTAAAATAAATATTGATACATGTTATGACGACGAAGACTATGACGAAGACACTGATGAAAATAATATGAATAATGATAGAAAAAAATTACATATAGATTTAACAAATGAGCACCCAGTTTTAGACGACGAGGAAATAATTATAGAAGATGACAAAATTATATTTAACTCACAAGAGTTAATTATAGACGAAAATCAATTACAAGATATATTAGAGTTAAATAATATGGAAGAAATTACTTTAAATAGTACGCTAGCAACACAAGAAACTGACAATGAAGAAAAAAATAAACCATAATAAGTTAGAATAAAGTAAGTAATTAATTATAAGACTAATATTTATTTTATAAATTATGTTTAAATAAAATAAATAATATGTAATGAAGTATTAATGAAGTTAGCTATAAATTTTTTAATTTTTTGCGTGGTATTATTTGTATATATTCATGTATATAATCATATTAAAACAAGTAGTTATCTAGAAGTATATGAGATTGAAAATCTCTCTAAAGATAAATTTGAAGACCTAAATAATTTAAAACAACCATTGCTATTAAACAATTATACCTTAGAAAATAGTATAACTGTAGATTACTTAACTTCTAATTATCCAACATTTGACTTAAATTTATATAATAAGCAAAGTGATACATTTTTAAAAATAAAAATGGAAGAATTTGAATCTATAATAACTAGCGATGACTCAAATAATTATATAAGTTATAATAATAAAGAATTTTTGGATGAAACAACCCTAGAAAAAGTATTATCTTCAAATGATAGTTTCTTTAGACCGTATAATATATGTAATAAAAGTTATGATATTATAATGGGGAAAAAAAATAGTTCTAGTAAACTGAAATATAGTATTAATTCACGAAATATATTGTATTTATCCAGCGGACAAATAGAGGTTACTTTATGTCCGCCAAAATATTATAAAAATTTACATGTAAAAAAGAATTATGAATTGTTGGATTTTTATTCGGTTATTGATATTAATAATATACAACCAATTTATAAAAATGATTACCATAAAGTTAAATTCTTAAGAGTATTATTAAACGCTAATCAAGTGTTAATAATACCGCCTTATTGGTTTTATAGTATAAAATTCCTTGAAAAAAACACAATCGTTTTTTTTAATAGTTATAGAACATTTACCAGTACTATAGCAATAATACCTGACTTGTTTATACAAATGTTACAGCAAAATAATTTAAAATTAAATATGATAAAAAAAATAGATACAAATAGTGAAAGTATTTTACACCAAAATGACACAGATTATGAGAGAGAATATGAGACAGAAACTGTTAAAAATGAAAATGTTATAACTGAAAATGTTAAACATAAAAAATAAATAACATAAAAATATACAACCTTTATATTTTATAAGCACTTTCATGTTAATAAATAAATATGAAATAATATCTAATATATCTAATGGTGAATTTGGTGAAGTACTAAAAGTTCAATATAATAACAAATTGTATGCTTTAAAATATGGGGCAAAAGAGTTAATAAAGTATGAATTACAAATATACAAACAACTAAAATCTATTAGTAATATATCAAATATTTATGATGTATTTGAAGATAATAATATTATGTATATGGTATTAGATTTATATGCTATGACACTTGCGGATTATAAAGTGCGAAATTATAATAATGAATACTATTTTGAGAGATGTATAACAATTAGTAAGTCTTTAATAATTATTATTAAAACTATTCATGAAAACAATATACTTCATAGAGACTTAAAACCAACAAATATATGTTTGGATTCCAACAATAAAGTATATATAATAGATTTTGGTATTGCTAAAATATATAGACAGTCCGGCGTTCATAATAAAGAAACCAATATAAAAGGACTAATAGGTTCAATTAATTTTTCAAGTTTAAATGTTATAAATCTAATAGAACCTTCAAGACGAGATGATATTGAATCGCTATTTTATATTTTGCTCTATTTGTTATTGAATAACGAGAACTATAAGCACTATGATGGAGTTAGTACATATGAAAAGAAAAATATAACTATTACATATTTAATTGAACATACATTAAATATACAAAATATTAATTGTGAAATATTAAATAGGTTATTTAATTATATTAGAAGACTAAAATATAACCAAGAACCCAAATATGATTATATTGTAGAACTACTTTCTAAAATACTAAAATAATGTACTCATTTTAAAAATAACGTTATATTATTTAATATTTCTTTTGCCTTAGTTTTAAAATTGTTGTTCAATAAGTTAGGTTGTAAGTTTAATGAATCATAAATATCGTTATTTACAATTGATACTAAATATGTAAAAGTATTTGATAAATCGTGTATATCCACTAATAGTAACAAAACAGAATACATATTATTAAAGTAATATTTGTAATAATTAAACCATTTACTATCTATAAATTTATTGTATTTAATAAGTATTGTTAATATTTCGTTTATTTCATTCAATGTTATTTTATTTGTTGAGAGATTATTGATATCATTAATTTTATGTGTTGCCTCTTTAATAATATTTTTTATTTTTAAATACTCCTTTGTTCCTATTTTATGAATTGTTTTGCAACTCAATATATATAGTTGTAAATCTCTTGGTAATTTGAAATAAATGCTCTTTAAAATCCGTCTTACCTTATGCCCTCTATATATTTTTTGGATTGTTAAAATCGAAACATTATATAATAATTTAGCATGATTGGTACAATATAAATTTTTACAACATAAAAAAATAGGGTATTTGTATTTTTTACAAATACTACAAAACATAATTATATAATAAAATAATATAAAGGTTTTATATATTATTAATATATAAAATGTCTATGGCTGATACTGCCACCAACCAATACGTAGGAAAAGTAAAATGGTTCAACAACAAATCGGGTTATGGTTTTGTTACTTTTATTGACTCAAGTGATTTTAAAGGGAAAGATATTTTTGCTCACCATTCTTCGTTAAATGTAAAAGATGAGATTTACAAATATTTAGTCCAAGGAGAATATGTCGAGTTTAATGTTCAAAAAATGGACTCTGGAGCGCACGAATATCAAGCAATGAATATTAAAGGAATTCTACAGAACGATTTAATGTGTGAAACGCGTCATAAAAACCGCGATTTATCTAAAAGTTCTGACCCGGTGGTATTTAAATCATATAATACTGGTAATGGAAAACCACAACACAAGCATCCCAGACCATAATTTATTAGTAACTAATAAAATACAATATTAATATTAGTATTGTTGATACAAAAATTAAAAAAATTAATTTAATTGAAATATATAAATAATATAGTCTTTTATCTATATTATATGATATATTAAGCATATTCTCACTATTAAAAAGCACTATTTCGTTATTAATATTATTATTATTGTTATTGTTAGTAATACTATTATTATCAAGAACTATAATATCCTCTTTATTATAGGATACAATGTCTTCAATAATAACATTTTTTTGACTACATATGAAACATTTTGATATATTTTTTTTTGAAATATTTTTATTTATCCAATCATTGAGACAAGAAATATGAACGTTATTTTTACAACAAGTTAAAATACAGTTAGTATCACCAACTATGTCATTTAAACATATTACACACTCATTAGACTCCATTATGAATGTTATAATATAAAAAAATATTATTATATGTATTTTTTTATATATTTTTTATATTTTATATATAGTTATAAGAAAGTATAATCACATATATAAAAACCATTCGTTATATAATTAAAAATTATATATTGTTAAATATATAATAATGGAAGAAAACCTAAGTTATGAAGAAAAATTACTGACTGAACCTGTTAGATACTATATTGAAAATAAAGGTAAAAATATAAGACAATATATTACAACTTATATAGGACACTTTTTAGGAGTTGATGATAAATATATAGAGGAAGCGATTGATTTTATTACTGTTATTCATAATGCTTCACTTGTTATTGATGATATTCAAGATAATTCATTATTACGTAGAAAACAAGAATGCGCACATATTAAATATGGTATTCCATTATCATTAAATGCTGGGTATTTATGTATATTCAAAATATTAAATGAAATAAATAAACGAGAATATATACATGAAAAAACTAGACATAAGATAATTGAAAATATGTATTTAGCACATATAGGACAAGGAATGGATATTTATTATACTCAACATAAAATAATTCCAAATATTGAATCATATAATATGATGATTAAATATAAAACAGGTACGTTTCTTCATATAATTTTAGATATGCTAATAGGAGTAAGTAAAAATGTTATTTTGAAAAAAAAATATTCTGAATTACAAGAAGGTTTATACAATTTTTCTTTATTTTATCAAATAAGAGATGATTATATTAATTTAACAGATCCCGCATATTGGGAAGAAAAGGGGTTTTGTCAAGATTTTGATGAACAAAAAATTAGTTACCTTATTACATATTGTACTAATAATAAAATGGAGAATTATGAAAAAATAAATGATTTAATGACTAAATTAAATAAAACAACTAATGACAAAATAGAAATTTTAATGTTAATGAAAAATAATGGATTATTTGATATAATATATAATATATTGTTGCAATTAAGAGAAAAAATTTTGCTTACTATGGACATAAGCAATTTATTTCAACAATTACCTTTCAGCAAATTTGACGAGAATGTCGTATTAAACATGAAAATGGAAATACTAGGAATATATGTAGATGGAAGAATCCTAAATCACAGTATTAAGTGAAGTGTAATTTTTCGTCAAGTGTAAGTGCGTTCCACATGAGTGAGA